CAAACGTTTACCTACATGGCAATCACATCGCAACAGTAAAAGATAACAGCATTCTTTTATTCGATGGCGGTTGGCAGTCAAACACAACTAAATCACGCCTTAATGCTTTACTCGATGAATTCTCTTACGGTGCTAGAGTTTTTCAAAAGAATTGGGAGTGGTTCGTAGGTTACAAAAATGTTTCCGAGGACTTTGTTAACGGTTTTGAGTTAGCAATCGACTAACTTGACAGACTACTCAAAAGGGTGTATAATAGAGGGGTAATCAATCCCCTCTTTTTTATTATGTAATAACAACAGTTTCTTATATATTATAATAAACAGTCGAGATCGCAGTCATAGCGCGGGTTCTCGCCCTAAAATCGCGCCCTAAACTAAAAACGATCTACTACCCTAACCTACAAAGGTTCCCCAGGGCACTCGATATATTATTCCAAAATCTAAATACATCCAGATTCAAAAATTTTTCGGAGAAAAAATGGATCCCCAGACCCGTGTAGAAAGACAAGATGCCCGTCTATGGGCAATCGAGCAACTCATTAGACATGAAGGTATGTTAGATCCTCGAATGTATGAATGTGCCGACTATGCAACATCTTTAGGTTCTGTGCAACAATGGAAAGATCTATATACACTATGGGTTGAGTGGAAAGCAAACAATCCCTCGAACAACCCCCAGATAAACCGACTATAGATGAAACATGTCACACAGATTCTACACAACACTCGAAGAAGACGATTTTGGTGACCTCATCCTTACGATTCCCTACGAAGTGTGTGAAGAACTTGGATGGACGGTCAATACAGAACTAGATTATACGATAGAGGACAACTCTTTTACCTTGAAGAAACGCGATGAACAATGAAACTGACGTAGCAGAAGCACTAAATGCTATTAACGAGTGTCTTATAGCACTTGGTAAACGTGTAGCAGAGATAGAAGAGTATGTTACTACAATGAATATTGCTGAGAAGGTGTTATATAAACCGAGTGGGACTGATAAGTACTTAAATATAAAGGAGAACTACGATCATATCTACAAACGTTTGGATAAGATTGAAAACGATTTACCATTTGAATCATGGGATGCAAAATAGTAGACGGTAGAGCAAATCAAATCACTGATGTATGTCAGGATGATAATGGATGTCCTAGATTTGAACCAGTTCCTGCTGACAGGACTATTGGTATCACTTATAGAGAGTATCCGAAGAGCACTATCCGTACAAATCTGAATAATTTAAACAGTTACTCTGTCAATGTATCTGGTAACGAAGGACAAGCTGTAATGTATCCTTCCGTTTTAGTCAGTGCAACTGCAGGGCAAAGCACCTTTGGACAGAATCCTGGACAGTATGTACAACCTTCTTCTGCTGCGAACTGTGGTAAGTTAGTTCGAGCATCACAAATATGTGTTGGTAGAAGTAATGGTGCCTTTGCAATATACGATTACTTCCCTAGAGAACTTTCTTTTGGGTTTCAATCGAGTGATACTTGGTTTGCTTATATCTACACGATGAATCAGAATGCAGGACAGATTGGTATTGCTTCTTATATCATTGAGGATGAACAACGAGGATCCACTGGAGGCACGTCAGACGGGACCCCGACGGGCGATCCACTACCTAGTAGTTTCATTGCAAATACTATTTGTCACCCATGCACTAATTTTACCTGCACCCCCGCTTCCACACAGTGCTCATATACGATTGATAGTGATATAGATTACACTGGAGACCCCGACTGCCCCCACCCGACGCTTTTTGGCATTGGTACAGACAGTTTTAAAGTGGTGTTTACCTATGATTCCCTATCCACTACCATTCCAAACGGTGTGACGGACCTCTCAGTGTCCTATGATGGGACAAATTACTCCGATGCATGGAACGAAGGTGAGAATGTAGGTATTCAATTTGACTCTCCACAGAATACTTGGCAAGCAGGAGACGAAGTAGCAAATACTTTTACTGTGTATACTCTTGAACAGACAGGTAAAACTGGTCTTCAAGTGAATATTCGTATCGAACCGATCGTTGATGAGTCAGGAACCACTGTAGCATTCACTGGAACACGATGGACTATCCTAGATATCGTCTCTCCAGGCACAGGATACGCTGTAAATGATACGTTTAACATCAGTCATAGTCATACTCACCCCGATAACACTGTTACAAACTTTACATTAACGTTAAAAATCACTGCAGTTGGACCCATTGAGTCTCAATCTGGGTCAATCTCTGATCTTTTACGGACTGGAGACACTTTAAATGGTCATACAGTTACTCGTGTTCTTCATGGACCGTCTGTTGACAGTGATTATGACACTAATGAAGGACTTTTCCCCTATCATTTTGCATATTTGAATGGAGCAGGTAACAATTTTGCCAAAAATACCTCTTATACAAGTAACCGCAACCATCAAGTTACTGCGATTGCGGGTTACGGAATCAATGATGTAGGATTTTTTGGTGGACTTTACGAGTTTACGGACAAATCTGTTCAATATACCACTGGTTTTGTCGATAGAAATGCTCCTGACGTCTATAATAGTCTTGTTCAACCCGAAACCACCGTCCATTTAAGGAACGGAAGAGTCGATCGCGTTGAAATTAACCCGAATGGAGGAGGATCAGGGTGGAATACACTCGGAAGAGCACCCGAATTGAGTATTACTGCTCCTACCGTGGAGTCTGGAGAGCAAGCGGAGGTAGTTGGAGAGTTTACTAACGGTGTTTTGACCAATGTTATCGTTACAAATCAAGGAAGCGGATACATTGAGAGCAATCTTCCGCAAGTTTCCGTAACAAATGTGCATAAAAAGTCAACTTTTACTGTTGAAGACGCTGCTGTGCGCGAATATGGGTTCGATAACCTCACTCATTTCTATAAAACCTTCCCAGAAGCAGCGGATGCGTTCCCAGAACTTGATCAAACAGCGATTCAATCGATTTTATCGCAACATGAGACCTTAAAAGCGAATGTTGAACCCGTAAAGACGTATGAATTCACTGAACCGAACGTAGAAATCAAAAAAGACCCCAATTATAAGCGCAGAGATGAGATGGTGCAGCGTCTTTTTGACAGAAAGGACGTAACACCGCTAAAAACAGGTCTTGTTCCTGCCCAACAGTACAATCAAATTGACTTTGTTGACTTAGGATCATCAAAAGAAGCGCAAGATCTCAAAAAATCTACTAGAGAACTGTTTGAAACACCCAAAAATCAGATTCCCACTGATATGGAGGCGTTGATTCAAGATCAAATCCCCGAAAAGAGCATTTATGATGAATCTTACGTCGAAACCGTGCGTGGACCGTTCTCTGAACTGCCATATGCCTCAGATCTAACTAAATACTTCATGAGACAGTTTATACCTGACGGAAGACAGAACGTTAACATTAGTGTTACACTTGGAGTTAAGCAACTAAACAAAGGACACGCGCATTTTAACTGTAGTGCCTTAGCATCTTCAAGAGCAGATGTAACAGATCCTAATACTGGTCAAGTTACATCATCTACATTCTCATTTCCGTTTGGTCAAGTTCCTCAAGGACCTGGTTGTCAAGATTGGAGTGCAACTGGCACAATGAGCATCCGTAATGACTTTACTAATGCAACACAGACGATGGCAAAGGCAACTAGTCTATATGGTAACCCCTATAACGTAACGTAATGGCAGGACATCAGGCAGCAGCACTCTTTATGGGCACATGTAGTGGTCATGGTAAGGCAAATGGTGTAAACTGGCACGCAGGACCTGGTGGAGGCATTCTATCTCCTTGTCCTCACCCCTCTCTTGCGTCATATATCACACCAAAGGGCATGGCGATTGCGGATAATTTCGCAACATGGTTACCTACAGCGCAAAGACCCCTTGTAGAGGCAGCAGTCGCGAAAAGAAATGTAATTATCAATAAAAAGATCCCGATCATTGATCAAGATGACTTGATTCCGCATCCTACAAAGACAAAGCACATCACTATGTCAAAAGGATACAAATGTTTCACGGTAAGAAGCACTCCTGCGTGGCATTGTACTATTGGAACAGGCGGAGGCGGACGAGAACCTGCTATAGGTCATAATCGAAGACTTTTTGCAACTACAAAGACGGTATTCATAAACAATAAACGCGCAGGTCGAATGGCAGATCCATTTGGCAATAAGAGTGTTACATATCCATGTTTGAGTGTTGTTGCAGGAGCAAGTAAAGACGTTTTCATCGGAACCTGATAAATAAAGTGGGATAGCAACCCCAATAAAAGTTCTATTGCCCTTTGCAAGTAACTTTTATGGTAAATCCCGATCGCGATCCAAAGTACATGAAGGAAACTCATGGAACTGTAGGTTTAATCACAGATTATGGTTCGACCGCCTACATAGAGAAAGCAAAAAAAGAAAAAGACGTTAAACCACTCACTAAATGGCGTTAAAGGATATTAAAGGTCAAAATTTCAAGAGGTCTCGAAGATTCGACGACCTCAACATTGCTTTGACTAGAAATCCATTCACTAACGACGTATACAGCGTGAAAAACGATAACGCTATTAAGCAAGCAGTTAAAAACTTGGTTCTCACCGTTCCTGGTGAGAAACCATTTCAACCTCTTGTAGGTTCAAGAGTAATGGAGTTACTTTTTGAACCTTTAGATGCATTTACCGCAGATGCAATTAAGCAAGAGATCATAAATACCATTACACAGTATGAACCAAGAGTAAATCTTACTAAGGTAGACGTTACACCGATCTATGCTAACAACAAGATCAATATAACGGTAGAATATCAAATTGTTGGATTGCCTATTGTTGAATCGATATCCTTTGTCTTACAGAGACCCGAATAATGCAACCGAATAATCTAACAGCACTAGACTTTGAAGATGTCAAAGCAAGTATTAAGTCATACTTAAGAACTCGCTCCGAGTTCACGGATTATGACTTCGATGGTTCTGCGTTATCCTATATGGTGGACGCACTTGCCTATAATACCTATTATTCTGCATTCAATGCTAACATGGCGTTGAATGAAGCGTTCTTACCGTCTTCTACTGTTAGAGACAACGTAGTTAATATTGCCAAGTTGATGAACTACACTCCTAGGAGTCGTATTTCATCTAGAGCGTCTGTAAAAATTGATGTACAGACAGATCAAGCGAATGGAGTGTACCCAAGTAGTGTTACTCTTAAAAAAGGTCCTATTGCGACTGGTGGTAACTTCGTTTGGAACATTTTAAGAGATACTACTGCTGAAGTTAGTCCTACTACTGGTATTGCTACTTTTCCTGAGATTTGCATCTACGAAGGACAGATCGTAAACTTCCAATACATTGTTAATACCTTTGCTAGACAAACTTATACCATTCCTTCTGCAGAAGCAGACCTTGCGACACTCCAAGTTAGTGTAAAAGCAAACGAGACTGCTACCGCATCAGATATTTACAACCTAGTAGACACTGTTACTGGTTTGACCGCAACTACCCGCGCATACTTCCTCAATGAAGGTGAGGATATGCGTTTTGAGGTTAGGTTTGGTGATGATAGTGTTGGTAGAGCATTAAAAGACGGAGAAGTTGTACAATTAGAGTATTTGGTAACCTCTGGTAAGGATGCAAACGAAGTTAGCGCATTTAACTACATTGGAACTGCTATAGACTCCTTAACAAATAATGTTCCTCCTTCTGGTGTAACTCTTACCGTATTACATCGTTCTCAAATGGGAACTGATGCGGAAAGTATCGAATCTATCAAATATAACGCGCCTAGGTTCTA